TACTCTAATGAATCAAAATGATTACATAGAAATATATGTAGAAAATATTTCTAGTAATGATGATTTATTAGTAAGAGATTTACAACTTGTAATAAGAGAATAATGGTAGTAAAATTATTTGATATAGAAAATGGTGCAATTGTTTTAACAGAACATTGTTACACATTAAACTTTCTTAAAGATATAATGGATGAATATCCAGATACTCATTTAAGCATTTACAAATATTTATTCTATATGACTTGTCCTAATCCTGATATGAATCCTTTCTTTCATCTACCAGAGCATGAGAAAGAAGACATAATCATAGAAGAAGTAGGATTAGAAGAGTCACCCGAAGATAGTAAAGTAAGATTAGCTCTTGATATGTGTTATAAGTTATATGAAACCCCAACACATAGAGCATATATGGGTATTAAAAAAGCCTTAGATAATATGGCTACATATATGGCAAATACACAAATAACAGATGGTAGAGATGGTAACATAAGTCAGATTAGAGCTGTAGCTAAAGACTTTGATAGCATTAGACAATCATTTAAAGGAGCATATAAAGATTTAAAGGATGAACAACAATCATCTGTAAGAGGAGGTCAAGGGTTGGCCTACGATCAAATGTAAAATGAAACCAATGAAAGTAAAACCAATAGGTAGAAAAGTCCTTATTAAAGATAGGCAGCCCCAAGAGTTTTTTCCGGGAACAAATATTATAAACCCAAATGCAACAAAAGACTTTATGGCAGATGTTATTGCTATAGGTCAAGATGTTACTCAAGTTAAAGAAGGGGATATTGTAAAATATGCAGAATATGCAGAAGGCGTATCTATGAAACATAATGGTGAAAATCATCAACTAATTAATGTAGATACAATACTAGCAATAGTTGAAATGTGAAAATAATCCCTACATATTTAGACGGAGAATGGACTACAACCACTTTTGATTCTGATCAGGAGTGGTTAGATTTTTTATTACCTCTATTTAAAGAACCAGGTAAGTATGATTTTGATGATACTGCTTTTATCTTTAATGAACAAGCAAGAATATTTAATTCAGAAGGTGTTTACTGTAAAGCACCATTTAGATCCAAAGACTTTACTAGTTATTGGAATGACCAAAAGAATAAATGCAGACAAGGCGTAATATTTAAAAATAACGATAAGACTTGGTTTTTAACTAGAGATTATTACATGTGGTTAAACTTTCTTCCAATTTATGATAAAGAAGAAAAAGCCTATGGATTTGCTAAAGTTCGAGATGCTCAATATCATATGGCACTATATGAACTAATAGCAGAGCTTAGTAACAAGCATGCTGCTATATTTAAAAAACGTCAGATAGCATCTTCTTATTTTCACATGGGTAAGATTATAAATACCTATTGGTTTGAAGAAGGATCTGTATGTAAGATTGGGGCAAGCCTTAAAGATTACATCAATGATAAAGGTTCTTGGAAGTTTTTAGAAGAATATAAAGACTTTCTTAATGAGCATACTGCTTGGTACAGACCAAGTAATCCAGAAAAAGTTTTACTTTGGCAACAACAGATAGAAGTTAGAGTTGGTAATAGAAAAACTAGTAAAGGTTTAAAATCTAAAATACAAGGTGCATCATTTGAAAAGAATGCAACAACCGGGGTAGGGGGACCAACAACTTATTTCTTTCATGAGGAGGCAGGTATTGCACCAAAGATGGCAGATACATATGAGTACTTACGTCCTGCAATGTCTTCCGGCATGATGACTACAGGTCAGTTTATTGCAGCTGGATCTGTGGGTGATTTAGATCAATGTAATCCACTAAAGGATATGATTCTTAATCCAACTAATAATGATATATATGCTGTTGAAACAAACTTATTAGATAAGGATGGTACTATAGGTTTATCGGGTTTATTTATACCAGAGCAATGGTCCATGCCTCCATACATAGATGACTATGGTAACTCTAAAGTAGAAGAAGCTTTAGAGGCAATAATGGAAGAAAGAGAAGAATGGAAACAAAAATTAAATCCTGAGCAGTATCAGTTAAGGATATCTCAGAAACCTACAAACATTGCAGAAGGTTTTGCCTACAGAAAAGAATCAATATTTCCACAGGGTATAATATCCAAGCAACTTAAAAAGATTGAAGATAAAGAATATGTATATGAGCATATAGAATTAGAAAGAACTCAAGATGGTATTATACCAAATATTAGCAGAAGATCTCCTATATCCCAGTTTCCTGTAGATAAAAAAATGCAAGACAAAAGAGGTGTACCGGTTATATATGAAAGGCCTGTTAAAAATCCTGAGTTTGGAATGTACTATGCTTCTATTGACCCTGTATCAGAAGGTAAAACTACAACCTCAGATTCTTTATGTAGTATCTTTGTATATAAAAATGCAGTAGAGGTTAGAAGAGAAACTCTTGATGGCATTGAGACATTTATAGAAAGTGACAAACTAGTTGCAGCTTGGTCTGGTAGACATGATGATATTAATAAAACACATGAGCAACTATTGATATTAATTGAATGGTATAATGCTTGGACTATATGTGAGAATAATATTAGCCACTTTATAAACTTTATGATTTCCAAAAAGAAACAGAAGTATTTAGTTCCAAAAAATCAAATAATGTTTCTTAAGGATCTTTCTTCTAATAAAAACGTATTCCAAGAATATGGTTGGAAGAATACAGGTACATTGTTTAAATCTCATCTAATATCATATGCAATAGAATTTTTAAGAGAAGAAATTGACAAGGAGCTTGATGAGGACGGCAATGTTATAGGTACAACCCTTGGCATAGAAAGAATACCCGATCCAATGTTATTAAAAGAGATGCAGCAATATTATCCAGGTCTTAACGTGGATAGACTTGTAGCCTTCTCAGCACTTGTTGCATTTGTAAAAGTTCAACAAGCAAACAGGGGTTATGCTAAGAGAAGAGAAAGTGAGAAACCCTTGGAAAAGTCAGATAAATTACATAAATTAAATAGTAGTCCCTTTAGGCATATAGGCAGAAATAAACTTCTATCTAAAAGGAAGCCTAGATCCGGATTTAAGAATTTAAGATAACTATGAAAGTATTTAACGCATTACAATTAAAAAATGGTGCAAAAGGTGAAGGATATCCTACATCATCTAGCTTAACACAACCAATTCAATTCTTACCTGCAAAAAAGAAAGATGATGATTGGTATGCTTGGAATATAGATTGGTTAGAATTACAAGGTTTAGAATTTCTAAGACATAATGCTAGAAAGCTTCTTAAAAATTACAAACTTGCAAAAGGTATTATTGATAAAACAGATTACATTGTTGCAGATGATAATGAGCAAAGAGAGCTTATAGATGTACTAACAAAAGAAGATGAGTCTGCATTAGAACTAAAGTTTTATCCTATAATTCCAAATGTTGTAAACGTACTTACAGGAGAATTCTCAAAAAGATATTCAAAAGTTCAATTTAGAGCTGTAGATGACCTTTCTTATAATGAAATGCTTGAGCAAAAAAGGGCTATGATTGAAGAGAATCTCTTAGCTGATGCTCAATCTAAGCTTCTAGCAAAAATGTTAGAGATGGGTGCTGATCCAGAATCAGAAGAATTTCAACAGCAGATGTCTCCAGAAAATCTTAAAACACTTCCGGAAATAGAAGATTTCTTTTCTAAAGATTATCGCAGCTTAGTAGAGGAATGGGCTTCTCATCAATTAAATGTTGATGAAGAAAGATTTAAAATGCAAGAGCTTGAAGAAAGAGCTTTCCGTGATATGCTTATTACAGATAGAGAGTTCTGGCATTTTAAAATGATGGAAGATGATTATGATGTAGAACTATGGAATCCAGTTTTAACATTTTATCAAAAATCTCCAGACACTAGATACATTGCTGATTCTAACTATGCTGGAAAAGTTGATTTAATGACTGTTGCTGATGTTATTGATAAGTATGGTTATCTTATGACTGAGGCTCAGCTTCATTCTTTACAAGAAATATATCCAGCTAGATCTGCATTATATCAGGTTAATGGTTATCAAAATGATGGATCTTATTATGATCCTTCTCGTTCACATGAATGGAATACTCAAATGCCAGGTTTAGCTTATAGAAAGTTTGTAAGTAACTGGTCTGATGATCCTGCTAGAGGTGGTGATATTTTAAGCATGATACTCAATGAAGGAGCAGATGTAAATGTATGGGGTGAGTCCGAACTAATGAGAGTTACAACATGTTACTGGAAGACTCAAAGAAAAGTTGGCCATCTAACTAAGATAAAAGAAGATGGTGAAATAATTCAAGAAATTATTGATGAAACATTTAAGGTTACTAAAAAACCTATATATGATACTTCTATATTTAAACAAAAGACAAAAGAAAATTTATTGCAGGGTGAGCACGTAGATTGGATTTGGATTAATGAAGTATGTGGAGGTGTTAAGATTGGACCTAACTTACCGGCATTCTGGAGATCTAATATGGGTGATAACCTTAATCCAATTTATCTAGGCATAAATAGAACTAAACCAGGAAGAATACCATTTCAATTTAAAGGAGAAAATACACTATACGGATGTAAACTTCCAGTTGAAGGTAGAGTATTCTCAGATAGAAATACTAAGTCTACATCATTAGTAGATTTAATGAAAGCATATCAGGTTGGTTATAATATGGTTAATAATCAAATTGCTGACATATTAGTAGATGAATTAGGTACAGTAATTATGTTTGATCAAAATGCTTTACCAAAACATTCAATGGATGAAGACTGGGGTAAGAATAATTATCAAAAGGCTTATGTGGCTATGAGAGATTTTCAAATGCTTCCATTAGATACATCCATTACTAATACAGAAAATGCTACAAACTTTAATCATTATCAGACTCTAAACATGGAGCAGACTAATAGATTAATGTCTAGAATACAATTAGCTAATTACTTTAAGCAACAGGCTTTTGATGCTATTGGTGTAAATCCTCAACGTTTAGGTGCTCCAATGGGACAAGAAACTGCAACAGGTATTGTTAATGCTATGAACCAGTCATATGCTCAAACTGAAATATACTTTAATCAGCATTCAGATCAACTAATGCCTAGAGTTCATCAAATGAGAACTGACTTAGCACAGTTTTACTATAGCAATAATCCAAGTATTAGACTTCAATATATTTCATCTGAAGCAGAAAAAGTAAACTTTACAATTAATGGTACAGATTTATTGCTTAGAGATTTTAACATTTTCGCAACTACTAAAACAAATCATAGAGCAATACTAGAACAGTTAAAACAACTTGCAATTCAAAATAATACATCAGGTGCAAGCATCTATGATTTAGGTAATGTAATTAAAGCTGAGTCTATTGCAGAAGTTTCAGATATCTTGAAAGATGCTGAAATGAGAAATGAAATGCAAAGACAAGAGCAAATGCAGCAACAGCAGCAAATGCAGCAAGAGCAAATTCAAGCTCAGCAACAACAGGAGCAAATGAAACTACAAGTTGAGCAAGAAGAAAATGAGAAAGATAGACAAAAAGATATCACTGTTGCAGAAATTAGAGCGGCAGGTTATGGATCTATGCAAGATATAAATCAAAATCAGGTATCCGACTTTCAAGATGCTATGAGAGATATTAAACAAACATCTCAATATAGAGAGCAAATGAATTTTAAAAAGGATCAGGCTGTTATGAAAAATAGTCATGATAATGAGAGACTAAAGATTGAAAGAGATAAGCTTGCAACTCAGAGAGAAATAGCAGATAAAAATCTTGAAATAGCTAGAGAGAATAAGAACAAATATGATGTAGAGGCAAAAGAGAAGAAGAAGAAGAAAAAGTAAAGTTTAA